GATAGAGGTTCTCATATCTTCTGGAGCAGCGATATCAGTGAGAATTGCATTTGCAGCGCCACCACCTTTGGTATTGATTGGGTTATAAGCCATTGAGCGAAGCTCTTGAACGACTTCTGGAGAAACGATGATATCAGTCAAGCCACGACCTTGACGAGCGTCAGGAGTACCACCAAGCCATGAGGTATTAATTCTCTTAGCGAGAGTGAAGAGTTCGTTAAGGTCAGCAAGCAAGAAACGACCATTGGTATTGGCACGTTGAACGTGCTTCTTGCCATTGGTTTGAGCTGCTGCAAGCGAACCTAAAAGAAGGTTAGCAGAAGTCTTCTCTTGCTTGAAGAGAATTTCTTGAGCAAGGCGGGTAAAGGTCTTGCTGATAACATCCATACGACTCTTAGCAGCATAGCGCTTGTCGAAGCTCAATGAAGAATCGAGAGTATAGGTGTGAATCTTCATTTCAGAAACAGTTGGTAAAACTTGGTTCTGAGGAAGACCACCAGCAGCGTTTTGGCTATAAACAGTGATGTAATCTTCAGCAGCTACATCATAGTAAAGATCAAGCGGGATGCTTGGATTGTCATCGGCATTGAATTGAAGCGGAGTGAACAAGTTGCTCAAGGTAGGAGCGTTGTTGATAACTTCAGCTAAAACAGGACCAATGAATTCTGCAAGAGCAACTTGAGCTTCAACCGCGACACTGCGGTTTTTTGAAGCCATAGCCTTAATTAATTCGATTTGTTCAGGAGTTCTTTTTAAAGTAATTTTCATATTAAATTTTCTAGGTTAAATTAGAGACCGAGACCAACGATAGCGTAGCTTCCTGTAAGTGGATCAGAAAGGTTAGCGGTTGAAGTGCTTGCAGCGCGTGATCCAGTAGCGATAACAAGAGCAACTCTTGTAGGATCTGCGATGGCGCAACCAGTTAGCTTGCCGCTAACACCCGATGGAAGCTTGAGTCCTGAACCGACAGCTGGAACAGAACCAGCAAATGCGGAAGCAGAAAGAGCGAAAACGCCGCGAGTTGCAACTGGAACAGATTGACCTGGAAGCATGCACATAAGCTCTTCAGCTTTTTGTGGGTAGTAGAGAAGCTTTTCTCCGTTTTCGTCAAACTTTGCAGTTTGGCGAAGAGTCATACCAATAAGCGCGTCACCAGAAGTAGCTGGCTTGAGGCTTAAGGTAACTCTTGGATATTGATTAGCTCCAACGTGTGGATAATTGGTCTTACCAAGATAGTCTGCATAAGCATTATCATAAGTAATGGTATCGAGGTTTAAGTTGCCGCTTTCAATAGTAACGAAAACGCCAGCGTCTCCGTTGTTGCTATCGGTAACTGAGTTGTTAACGTATCCAGTTCCAAGAGCGAACATGTTGATAACGTCAGTTTCGTTATATTGTCTGAATGGTAATGTTCTAAGTGCCATATAATTAGTTTTTTAGATTTTTAGGAAATAGTGATGTTTTTGCGAGAGAATGCGCTTGCGAACTTTTCGCGCAAAGATTGAGTTTCTTTTGAAGATTCTTCATTAGAGTTTGGAAGAGTGCTTTCTGAAGCTTGAGCCTTTTCTAAGGCTTCTTCAGCAAGTTCTTTATCGGTTTTCACTTCAGAAGCTGTCGAAACAGAAGCGAGCTTTTTAGCAACTTCGGCATCGATTCTTTCTTGAATGTCTTTTTCATAAGAAGCTCTAACTTCTTTGTTCTTGTGTTTCCACATGATAGAAAGCTTGCCTTGGTAAGAAGCAAAAGCTTCTTCTGAAGAATCAAGAGACTTAAGATCATCAACAAGAACCTTGCGGTCTTCGTCATCAAGATCATAGCTGTTGTCGATAGCTTCCATTCTTGCGTTGAAACGAGCGACTGCTTCTTCTTGCTTTTTGAAATTTTCGAATTCGGAAATTCTCTGAGATGCTTCGCCGATTTGGGCTTGAAGCTTTTCTACAGAAGCTTTGAGTTCTTCACGCTCTTGGATTGCTGCGGCAGCTTCTTCTTCTGCTTTTGTAAGAGAAGCACGATATTCTACATCTTTTTGTTTAATAGCTTCAGCAAATGTGTTAGTCATATTTGCCACAGCTTCTTCTGAGAATTTCTTCTCAACAAGAAGATCTTTAAGTTCGGAAAGGACTTTTTCAATATCCATAATAGTTTCTTTTTTGTTTTTTACATTAGCTAAATCTATTTGGGAAATAGACGATTCAGTTTTTTTAAATAAATCTTTCTTTTTTATATCAAAATATGATTTTTTATCTCTTTTATCTTTTATTTCAACCATAGAAGAAGATTCATTATCTGAATATACACCTTTTACATCTGCGGCTGGATTACTTGTAAAACCAATTCCTAAAGGATAAATTTCTCCTTTAAGTAAACGATAGATATTTGTGCCATCGTCTAATTTTCCAGATCCACCATAAGCCTTGAGTCTTTTTCTCATTTCTTCGAAGTGTTTTGGATTTTTTATTATCTCAGCATCTTTTAAATCAGAACTTCCAATAGCAATAACGAAATCACTAAAACCAACTTCCCAACTTGTTGAAATAGATTGATACATAGCGTCTTCAGGATCTACTGAGCGCTCAATTAATTTTGCAAACTCTTTGTTTGCGTACTTATATACAACTGCTCCTAATGAGATATTGTATGGATCGTTTCTATTAATAGCTTCCTCGATATCTATCATCGAGTTGGTTCCATACTCGCTAAATCCAGCACTAACAATATGCCCAACTACTTTAGATTTATCATGTTCTATGTTTGTTGGTTTATGTAAGAAGTTTTTGATTACTCTTGCTGCTGTAGAAGAATCCATTCCGTCGTCATTTTTATTAAACTTGTTAATAACTGCGGCATTAAAAGCGGTTCCAAGAATATCTATGTTTTCAGAAAAATCGATATCTTTTGGAAGCAGTGGTTTTAAATTTTCTAAAGAAGCTTTTGAAATAAAAGACTCATCTCCCTTCACACAAGAAAGAATTGACGATTCAAAATTTGTTGTATATTTATACTTCATTTATTTTTTGAGAGTGGTAAAGTAAAGCGGCTGAATAATCATCTTCTATTTGATGCTCAGAAGCAATTTCTAGAACTTCTGGCATTGTTGATAAAGAGGCTATCTCGTCAAAGTTGTTTACACAAGAAGATGCGGTAGCTTCCCAACAATTTAATTCTTTAGAAACTGCTATTGAATGAGATAATTGTTCGAGCATTTCATGTTGTTGATTATTTAACTTTTTCAACTTCAATTTATTCTTTAGCTCTTTTTCCATGTTGGCTTGAACAGCTTCGATATTCTTGATTACTGCTTGAATATTTTTTATAGAAAAATTGGCTTTTGTAATAGGTATGCCAGTTGTTCCTTCTGGTCTTCCTGCAACCTTGTTTGTTTTGTTGATCTCTTGCTTGTTAGCATTTGGATCTTTAGGTGGAGCTATAACAGGAACCCCGCCGACAATTGGATTGTAGTATCCATCTTCTCTTTCTTTGACAAATCCATCTTGAGCTGGAGCAATATCTTCGGCCTTTGGAAACTGTCCAGTATGGAACATTTCCATTCCTTGCTGTGGAGTAATGATTCCAAGCTCCATAAGGCGTGTAGAAACGCGCATAAGCTGAGTTTGATCTCTGATATCAATATCTCTGAAGTGAGCCGTAGGATAGTTCTTTAAGCCCATGTCCTTAGCTATTCTGCGAATCTCAGGTTGTAAGAAATCATTCAAGAATGCGTTTCTTGCTTCTTTTAATCTATCGATGAAAATTTGAGCTTTTACTTCTGTAGCGCTGTACTTTTCTTCACCGATGACAATGTTCTGAAGGCCTTGTTTAATATCTTCATTTAAAACTTTGTATTTATCTGGACCAAGAACATTGTTCAACTCTGGAATAACGAATTGAGCCTTAGTGGTATAATCGGAAATTAAAACTCTACCAACGCTTTCGTTTTTGAATAAGGTTTGCATCGCCATCAAGTTATTTTGATTGATGCCTCCCTTATCAGGCTCAGCTCCCATGGTGATTAAAAGAATAACATTTTCAACAGTTCTCGTAATGGCTTGATCCATCTTCTTTAATTCCATCTTAGCATTGATATCCTCTAGTACAGGATATCCAAATGGAACAGCAAATGGCTCATAATCTTGCTTCTTATAAAAAGAGTATGTTAGCTTTTTAGGATCAAGCTCAATCTTTAATCCATCTTGGTAATACGCTCCTTTTTTGATGTCTTTTTTAACATCAGCTGGTAGTCCATTTAAAATGTCTTCATCTTCTTGTGTGATTGGATTTTGAAGTCTAGCTAATTCATATTCAGATAGAATTTTTTCATACGCTCCAGTGTTAAACGTAGATCCTCTTTTCGCAACAACATCAAACGGATTTAATAAAATGTACTTTACAGGAATCTTATTTACGAGCGCAGGTAGATCTCCAATCTGTCGAGTGATCTTTGTGAAATCATCAATTTGGAACTTACCATCAATTCTGTATAAGAAAATATTACCGCTTCTATAGTATTCGCGGAAGTATTGATCTTTTAAATTCCATAGTTTAATTTTCTTAAACCATTCAGTAAAAAAGTCTTTGCTTTTTTGAGATCCTCCTTCAAAATAAATCTCCGTGTTTGCAAACTCGGCCATGATATCAATAGCGTTTCTGAATATAGCTATATTAGCATACGCTTTTTGACAAAGCTCGATTGCTTCGCGCACATTAACTCCATCCATCGCATAGCTGTAGGGAAGTAGTCCATTTCTTATGCTACTGAATCTATCAATTGTTCTGTTAATCGCTGATCTATTGATTCTGCTGCTGCTTCTTTCTGTATCTGTTGATCTTGAATAAGAAGCCTTAGATACTCCCATAGAAGCACTAGAAACATAAAACGGTTCTCCACATAATTCAGGCTCATATTGAGATTGAGCGGTAAAATTCGGCAGACTGTTTTTTGGCTGGCTTAAATTATCCCAATACTGAGACTTTTTATTGTATTTGCGCTTTGGCTGTTGCATTTATATATTTTACACGAAAAGTTCAAAAGTTAACTTTAAAAGTTAATTAATAAACATTGGAGTAAATGTCGCTTGAGTATTATCAACTGGAGATGCCATCATGTCATAGTATAAATTCATCATCCAGTTTCCTAAAACCAATGTAGAATAAGAGTCTTTTCTTGCTTTATCAGCTCCTCTTTGTTTTTTAAGATTTGCTGGCAAATCAAAACTTTGAGTGCCTTGGCTTGAGCTGGTTACTTGAATTAAAGCGCATTGAACTTTAATCATATCAACGGTATCTTTTAAATGCTCAATAAAATCAATCATTTTTGCGCCCGACTCTTTCTCGTCTTCTATTCTAGAGTATTTTAAATCTGCAATTGGGATATTGGCGGATTTTTGTTTGGAGAAATCATCATTCATAGCCATGCTCGCAAACCATATTTTTTTATGATCAAATGCCGATTGTAAAAGCTCGTTTGCATATCTAATCCAGAAAGAGCTTGGTTTTCTTAAGAATACTATTCTTCTGCTTTCTAAATTGTATTGATTTCTAGCATCTCGCAAAGCTTTGTCATATT